GGACACTGGCAAAGAAATCCTTTACAAAGTTGGTACCGATGATGGTTTCGCCGGTTACTACGCCACGGTATTCACGGATAGGGTGGCCTTCTATGGTTGGAGTGGTACTTAAAATCATAACGTATGTTCTAAATAATTGAAAACTAAAAACTTATGCAGATTGCTTTTTTTCTTGTGCAGTTTTTATTCAGGTTTTTCACGATTTCGGGCGTGAAGCCAGTCGCATAGAACTCCCCAGAGCCAAGGAGCAACCAGTATGGGTTGATGTGGTAGTCACGGACTAAGAACTGAACCCAAGACGGACGAAAGCGACCGTAGTACTCGGCAGGCTCGTCTCGCAGGGACATGATGTTCCAGCGGTTGAGACCATACCGGTCTGTTATTGTCTTCAGACCGCCAATGCAACCATCAGCCTTCAGGCGGTCGATGGCAGAGAAGAAACGAACTACTATATCCACATCAGCGGACATCAGATTTTTATCTTCCATAATCTTTCTGTTTTTGATAGGCACGACTGAAAACGCTTTCCAGCCTTGCCCGGTGGTTATTCAATCTTTGCGACCAGTCTTGCAACTGAGCCAGCGAGGGGCGAGAAGTCAGCAGCCCATCCACCTCGGAAGGGGTAAGCACTGGCAGGTATTTCTCGTAGGCGAGAAGAACACTAAGATACTTCATTCAAACACGAATTGCCGAGGTTGTTTCTTTCTTTTAATTTCATCAAAGCCACCTTTGGCAACATCAGCTAGACTTTTGTAGGTATAGAATGATGAGGATGGAAGAAACCCTTTTTTGTTTTCGATGGTAACACCTTCTGCGGATGGGATAAAGAGGAAACCTTCTACCTTTCCAGTTGTTACCTCGTTTCCGTCTATCGTGTCGTCAAGCCTGTAAGTCCTACCCTTTTCTTCACCTTCAAGTGAGACAAGAAATTTGAGCGTTCTTTGCAGTTCGTTTCTTCCACGAAACCTAAGATAGAAAGATTCAATCATCTTAGCTGAATTAACATTGTTTATCTGCCAGTAATACACCGTGTCTTTTTGCGGCTCAAAAACGGTGTAGCTAATAACTGGAGAAACGTCATAACTCCTAGATAAAAGAGTTTGCGAACGCACACCCACGCACGCAAGCGCAAGCACGAATAACATTATTATCTTTTTCATATTACTTTTCGTTTAAATGATTAATATTTCTTTCGTAGAACTCATTCCAAGCCTTTTTCTTGATGAAGACGAAGAAGAGCAGCAGCCCTAGGGCGACCATCAGCAGCTGCAGCGGCTGGCGAAAAACACCGAACCCGAAAGAACGCTGGAAGTCGATGCAGAATGAAATCAGCACTCCGTATGTAGCGAACGCTCGATGCACCCAGCAGAAGCCATAGGCAAGGCTGACGATGATCCAGGCAATGAAGCCGAAGAACGAGCAGTCGAATATCCACTCCGTGAGTTTTACCCGAATGCCGAACGAGAGCAGAGTGCAGTGAACCAGCATTACAAGCGCCCCACTGGAGGGATGATGCCTATTATCAACCTGCTGGCTTTCCATAGCCAGCTTTTCCCGAGAGCGGCAAGAAGAACCTTCTCCTTCCGCTCTATGAAATCCTCATCTTTCATCGTTACTTAGAATTTTAGTTGATATTGTACCTGAAGCGAGAACTAAAGTTCACGCAGCCACTTCTGACCTTTCTTTGATTTCAAGAAAATGCCAAATGCAATGGTCATTCCCAATGCCATCACGTTAAATAACAAGAATGCATCCATAATCTTTATTTTTTAAATTTCATTATATAATTTGCAAGGTACGCAAGTGATGCGCCACAAGCCACACCCGACACCAAGCAGACTTGATGAACCGCCTGCAATGGGTCACCAGTTAGTAGAGGAGACAGACCACCGACAGCAACGCTTCCGTACATCATTTTCGAGCAGTCGTACAGATACCCAGCCAAGAGCTTTCTTCTGTCCGTCTCCCTATCGTCTGTTGTTTTTTGACTAACCATACTTTTTCATTTTGCAAAGTTACTAAATTATTTTTGCCCGACAATAGCAAGCAGCGTTTTTACTTGACTTTGCAGGAACTCATTCTGTTCTCGAAGCAGCTTGTTTTCAGCAGCCAAGGCAGAATCACTGCCTATTGACTGGGAAACGTTGGAGCTGTTCGAACCATTGACATTTGAACCCATAACAGCCGCTTCCATCTCAGCAGGGAGAGGAGGGGCGCATTTGTCGATGATTGCCTTTATTGCAGATATAAAGTCCGATTTCAGACTTTTAGCCTTTAACTTGCCATTCAGATTTTGTGGGCTTGTGCCCAGTTCTTCAGCAACAGAAGCAAGAGATAACCCCCTCTGCTTCAAATATGTTTTCATTTCTTCACCAGTCATAGTTAATTCTAAATAAATTAAAACTAAAGTAAACAATTTATAAATATAAACACAAATGTTTGTGAATATAAATATTTTATTGTATTTTTGCAACCGAATTACAGAACGAGTTTAAAAACTCTTTTGCAAAGATAAAGAAAATAATTTAAAATACAAATAAAATGGGAGAAAATTTTAATTATGATTTTCGAACACCGTTGCAGAAGCAGCAGGACGAAAGAAAGAAGAACATCATAGCGATGTTTGCAGATTTCCGAGCAAAAGCACCTGCCGAGACCTCAGACAGCAGAATTATGCTCGCAGTATCACAGCGTGTTGGTTGCACCCAGCAAAACGTGCGTGTTATCCTCATCAAGGCTGGATTGATAACACCAAAGAAGAGACGTGCAGCCGTACGCAAGTAATCAAGTGGAACCATTTAAAACATTCAGAGCGTATGAAGAAGTTTATCGAGATTATCACAAGTGACGAAGTAATAAGCCTGGCAGTTGCCATTGTATTAGTAACTTTAATCTTTTGGAGGGCTTAGTTATGACGAACGTAGAACCAAAGGTAGCGGATGCAGGCAGATACACCATGACAGAGACCTGCAAGGTGCTGGGCATCCATCGCAACACCCTGCGCAGATGGTTGCAGGCTGGTAAGATTAAGGTCAAGTTTCGCAGAATCGACAACCGCAAGGTTTTCGAGGGCAGCGAGATTAAAAAAGTCTGGAGGATTGCCCTATGAGCAAGTTATCAATCAATATGCGCAGGATGATCGTAAATTACACAGACATCTGCTGGCTTATCACTAACTGGAAGGCGAACCGCAAGACCAGAAAGCAATGCGAACTGAACAACAAGTGCTACTTCGAGGCAGAGCGGAGAATCCAGTACAGAGAGTTTGAAGGCAACCTTTGCGTGGCACTGGATAACATACCGCTCATACCAGTGGACGAAATTGGCGACAACGAGGTATTGAAGTCGTGCCGTGAGACCTTCCAAAGTTACATATTCAATAAGAGAGGAGGTAACGAATGAAGAAGATAATAGAGGATTGCAGAGAGAAAATGTACGATGCAATTTGGCTGGAGTTAGACCGTGAACCGCAGCGACCAGCGGTTGCAAGGGTAGACATCAAGACCAAGGCAGGCGACATTTCAGTATGGTGCGACAGAACCGGGAACACAGCGGTCGTTTCGCACAAGAATAACAACAACGACAGCGAGCGGCTAGAGGAAGCTATCGAGGGCTGCGTCAACTATCAGGACGTGATGGACGACTGGCTGGAGGAGAACAGCCAATACGCAGACCAAGACCCGATGGACGCCTTCGAGGAAAGCAGGCTCGACAGCCTTATGGCTCAACTGGTTTGACTACGATGTTAAACAATTATTATATGGCTCCCTGCAGCGGCAGGGCAAAGGGCGCACGCAAAACTCATTTTTCAAGGTTATCTAAAATTAGTTGTTTTTACCATGTAATATGCGGAAACGACAGCGTGCGCCCTGCAACGGAAGGGCATCCACCAGCAGCAGGCAAGGGTGGTGTAGCAATCAACTGGGGTTCGAATCCACAGCCTTCCACTAGAGTTAATTAAAAGATTATGTTGAACAATAAAAAGAACGAATTATGGAAAATGAAATTATTCAAGTGAGCGGTGGCGAAATGCTGGAAGCTATCAACCGCTCGGAGATTGACGGACAGATTGCTACTGCGCACAAGTTCCCTCGAGACATCATGCAATGCAAGAAGAACATGATAGCACTGGCAGCGATGGACGATGATGTGGCATACAACTGCTTCTACCACCTTGAGCGCACTAGCAAGGACGGAAAAACTACTGTTATCGAGGGTCCTAGTGTTAGGTTCACGGAAATCATTTCTGCCTGCTGGCAGAACCTGCGCATCGCTGGTCGCATCATCGCAAACGATGGCAAGACCATCACGGCACAAGGCGTATGCCATGACCTAGAGAGCAACGTTGCCTACTCTATCGAAGTGAAGCGCAGCATTCTGACATCGAAAGGTTACACATTCTCGCAGGATATGCAGGTGGTAGTTGGCAATGCAGCCGTGGCGATCGCCCAGCGTAACGCAATCTGCAAGGTCGTGCCGCAAGTATTGATTGCAAGCGTGGTGAAGGAAGTGCAGGCGAAGGCACTGGAGCACATCAAGCAGACTGGCGTACAGAGCCAGTGGAAGGGCTGCGTAGCCTGCTTCCAAGTGTACCAGGTAACAGACCTTATGCTGCTTGACTACATCGGGAAGAAGTCAGCCGAGGAAGTCACGGCAGAGGACATTCAGAAGCTGGGTGGTGTGTACAACGCCATCAAAGAAGGTACGACCACAGTAGAGGAGACCTTCAAGAAGCCAAAGCAGCAGGATGCCATCGCACAGCAGGCGCAGGCAGCAGCCGATGATGCCAAGAACAAGGCGCAGAAGGCAATGAACCGCAGCCAAGGCAAGACTGGCACAGCAGCGAAAAAGTAGTTTAGTTTATAATGTTATAGCGTTTCCCAATTAGCCGCAGGGCAACCTTCAGGGTGGGAACCTGACCAGATTATAGGGAAGCCGTGGCAACTATTAAACATTCAGTAAAATTATGGCAGAAAAAGAAAACAATCAGAAACACAAGAGCACCATCGACAAGTACTTTGACAGAACCGCAGATGGTTACAAGGCATGGGCAGAAGAAGCCGAAGAAGAAAGATGCTATCTGCAGGCTGCAATAGAGCCGACTGGAGATGCAGATGAAGACGGAAACCAAGGATTCGATTTTCATATTGCTTACCACGGTAAAACCGCTTACCTCGCAGATGGAATTGCTCAAGCAATGCAAAGGGATAAATTCCTTCGCACGATCGTTATTACAGCAGCTAGAAAATTCTTTTTTGATAAATAAGACATTCAGACAATGAAACAGATAATAAAATACAAAAGCAGAGAGGAGTGGTTGCAGAACCGCTCAAAGGGAATAGGAGCATCAGAGGCAGGCACAGTACTGGGACTGAACCCATGGGAAACACCATACCAGCTGTGGAGACGCAAGAAGGGTATCGACCCACCAAAGGTTGAGAACTTTGCGATGGTTGCAGGACATCTGCTGGAGGATGCCGTGGCGCAGTTCTTTAAACGAGAGAGCCACTGCCACATCATCAAGGCATCGACTGACGACTACACCATCACGAACACCGATACTCCGTATCTGAGAGTAAGTCCAGACCGCACCTTCTGGAGAACCGGGGCAACGCACAACGAAGCGAGCAAGAGCATCCTCGAGTGCAAGACTACGCAGATGCAGATAGATGCAGACGACCTTCCGAAACATTGGTTCTGCCAGCTACAGATGAACCTCGGAGTGGGCGAATACAAGGATGGAGCACTTGCCTGGCTGACAGCAGGTAGGGAGTTCGGCTACCGTGACATTGACTTCGACCCCGAATTTTTCGGATGGATGAGGGACGAGATAACCAAATTTTGGCTTGACTACATCGTGGGCAACCAAGAGCCGCCAGCCTACAGCGCACAAGACGTTCTCCTAAAGTCTCCTCTACATGTAGCTGGCAAGGAAGTGACTGCAACGAAGGAGATACTCGAACAGATTGCTAGGCTCAAGGAACTCAAGGTTCAGAACAAGAAACTGGAGACCGAGCAGGATGAGATTGAGGACAACTTGAAGCTGTTCTTCGGGGACGCAGAGAGCATCGTGGACGGAAACGGAAAGATGCTGGCAACGTGGAAAGCACCGAAGGCAAGCGAGAAGTTCGATGCCAAGGCTTTTCAGGCAGACCATCCTAAAGCGTGCGCCAAGTACATCAAGCAGGTGCAGGGAGCACGGAGATTGCTAATTAAGTAAAGGCAGGGCTTATGGCTGTTCCTATATCAAAAACCGACCTAAGGAATATAATTCTCCAGTTAGGAAATTATATTTCCCTAGGTGGGAAAGTGACAGCACCGACCGACACAAGCCAGCGGAACAAAATCCGGATGGCTACAGTGTTAAAACGGAAGCTGGAAAAGAAAATATCATTATCAGAATAGAAATCATGAACGATTCATTTATCTTATACACATCATACTACGCCATCATCGAGGGGCTTACGGATGAGCAACTCGGACAGCTGACTAGGGCACTTTTCATCTACGCAAGGGATGGAAAGACAATCAAGCTAGAGCCAGTTGTAAGGATGGCTTTTTCATTTATCAAAGACAACATCGATCGCAATGCGGACAAGTATCAGAAGAAATGCGAACGCAACCGTGAGAATATCAGAAAGCGGTGGGAGAAAAAGCATGCGGAAGATACGACCGAACGAACTGATACGACCGAATACGAACGTATACCATCGAATACGAACGTATACGAAGAAAAAAGTCGTATACCTTATGATAATGATAATGATAATGATAATGATAATGAGTATGATAATGATAATGATGTTTCTAAAGAAACAGATAATAAACCTTCTAAAGAAGGTATTCAGAGTGCTTCGGTCTTGACCGATGCACCCGGTGGCGGCAAGGTTTCCAAATCTCAAAAGATAGACTATGCTGCCGTCAAGGAATACTGGAACCGCAAGCATGATGAGACGAAGAGTGCGATGCCGCCTATTACGCTCATGACCGAGAACCGCAAGGTGATGGTCAAGGCAAGGGTTCGTCAATGCAAGGGAGACGTGAAAACTCTGTACCGGGTAATTGACATTGCGATGGCATCTGACTTCATGAACGGCAATAATAAGCATGGCTGGCTCGGAAAGTTCGACTGGATATTCGGTAATGAGCAGAACTTCGCAAAGGTGCTGGAAGGCAACTTCAACAACGAGCCAGCCGCAAGCCAGCAGCCGCAATCGGCAGCAGTCAAGGCGCAGGATCCTGCGGCAACGGCAAGACCGAGCATCGGGGAACTCTACGAGCAAGCCAAGCACCAGCAGCCAGCGAGCCAGCAGAATCAAGACAACAAGTTCCGGTGGGTAATCCAGCAGAACCTCGAAGACTTGAAGAAGAACCCAAACAACAAGCCAGCAAAGGATTCGCTGACAAGATACTACGAACGTGGAGTTCTGCAGCGGCTGGGCATCGACTGGAAGCCCGAAAAATAACAGATGAGGGCAAAATCAGCCGCTCTGGGACGTTTTCATGCTTCGGGCGGTAAATTATAAGGCAAACAGATTTTAAATACTTAAAACAAAAGAATTATGGCAAAAGAAGTATGTATTGTAAACAACGAATGCTTCAAGACAGAATACCCGGTAGGGTCGACAATTAGCATTGAAGGTGTAAATTGCAAGGTGGTTGAGGATATAGGTCTATCTGAATATAACTGCCACGAGTGCATCTTGAACGGTAAGAGAGAAGGCATTATGTGTATGAATCTTGCTTGTCTGAATAGTGAAAGAGAAGACCGCAAGGACGTACACTTCGTAAAGATTTAGAAGTATGAATGATATGAAGAAAATAAAAAGCAAGAAAGTTCAGGACTATGTTATGAACGACATGGTGTTTAAGGTTGATATGCCAAGGCTATTGAAAGAGATAGCAGAGTGTTCAAAAAGTACTCCTTATCCTGTGACTTTTACGATTATGGCACGTGTGCTTGAAATACTTGCAGAAAGGGCTGTTGAAATAGATGACCCTGCGCTAAACATCATTATGATGCATCTTGGACTTTACGAAGGGGTGCATGATGAGAACGCAAGTAAGGTTATATCTCGATTGCGCAAGTTGATTACGGATGAACAAAAAACGGAGGAATAGCCATGAATGAATTATTTTTTCACGAATGCAGAGCCGCAGGGCTCGTATTCAAGACATCGAACGATTGGTGCAAATGGCTGACAGATAACGGCTACGACAGCAAGAAGCCGGTCGCAGAGCACGAAGGCTTCAAGTACAATATTTACGATGTTTGCACCAATCCGCACGTAATCGGGTATAATGTAGATGGTGTAGACAACTGGGGATGGAAGGTAATGACCGCCAATACACAGTTCGGCTGGATATGGGGCTACAGCATTCAGAAAGGGAAGCATTGGTACGACAGCCCGGTAGCCTACCCGAGCAGATACGACACTCTCAGCATCTTCTACGGTAATGAGAAGGAAGCGGAGCACGATGCCCTGACCTGCATCATCAGAGACCTCGAGAAGAATGCTGGAACCAAGAACACCAACCTCCTTCTCTGGGCAGCTAAGAAGAAGCGTGCAGACATCATCCATCCACAGCAGGAACTTTTTAAATAGCGAAAAGATATGAAAAAGATAGAAATCATAACGGACGAACACCGACATCACGTATACATCGGCAACACCGATTTCTGGCTCAATACCAAGGAACTGCTGGAACTTTATTTTAAACTCGGAGACGTTAAGTTATAAACAATAAAAAACATTCAGACAATGGAACAGAAAGATATTGATATTTACGAGATACTCAAAAATGAAGAGTACGGTACAGAGTTATACACACCAAAATGTGGAAGGGTATGGCACAGTGGAATGGCAAACGACAAGGACAGTGCGAAAGCAATCTGGACTGAGGACGAAGCTGGAAGAGAACACTTTTTCGACAAGAACGGAAAAATCTATAAAGAAGGAGAAATTCTGCTCTTCCCTTCGAAACAAATGAGAGACTGGAGCAAGTTCTTCAAGAAGGGAGACGTGCTGGAGTATGTAGGCGACAAGAAATTACAAGGAACCTGCACATTCGAGAAATACGAGGATGAGACGAAGACACGCTTTTTCGGAAGATTCGTCAAGGAGAAAGAAGTACTTAACCCAAACCGTTCTGCGAATTTCCGAACAGTCGATTGGGTCAAGAAACATAACCCAACTGGATATATCCGATTCGTTGAAGAGCGGCTCGGTGGCAAGTTGAACCGTAAAACTCTGGAGATTGAGAAGACTCAGCCAGAGTTCAATGATGGAGATATAGCTTTTGCCGACTATGGTAATAGACAAAATGTATTTATAGTATCAGATAAAACTGATTTATCAGAAGGTTATAGCTCATTTATTTCTTTAGATTTAAATAGTCTAACTTTGAGTATGGGCTATAGAACTATTTTCTTTAAGAAAGACCTTTGTGAACTTCGCCTTGCCACAGAAGAAGAGAAAAAACAGTTTTTCTCAGCTCTAGAAAAGGAAGGCAAGGCTTGGGATAGTGATAAGAAGCGAGTTTTTGACTTGAAACCAGTTTTTGAAGTCGGCAAACTCTACGTTTTCAAAGAGGAAGACGAGGACGGAGAGTTGACAATCATCGGTGAACTTATCGCCAAGAACGAAAGCGAGGACACGCTGACATTCGGCAACCAGTATGAGATTGAGACCGAGAAGTTCGTGACCGACCAAACCTTCGACCTGCGTATCAGCGTTAACAAGGAACTTCGAGAAGCGACAGAGAACGAAGTCGAACTGTTCAACAAACATTACGACATCTGGAAGAATGGGAAGGAAGAGAAGGAGCAGCCAGCCTTCAAGACCTTCGACAAGGTGCTGGTAAGGGATGAAAAAGAATTCAAGTGGATTCCAGCGTTATTTGTTCGTGACCGTGGAGAGGGAGCGAATTATAGATATGAAGCCTTGTCTATCCAAAGCGGAAAGACATCGGGATTCTCCTGCTGCATCCCATACGAGGGACACGAGAACATCGCCTTCACTGACTACGACATCGAAAATTTACCATTCTAGTGGACGTATGGCGAGTGAATTATGCAAGGCTTGCGATGCCGGGCGAAACTGCATAAATGGCATATATTGCCCGGCACGCAAGCAATATGTAGAACATCAGGTAATACTTGAATGCAATGAGCGATTTCGTAACAAGGGAGAAGAACAGAACGTACTACCAGGAACACCGGGAACAGATCCTCAGAGCCACGAAGGAATGGCGAAAAAGAAACCGTGAGAAATACCGGGCGTATCAGAAAGAGTACTGGAGTAAGCACTACCGGAACTACGGTACGAAGAACCGGGTAGCCGACAGAGCGATGCGTGAGAGGAAGAAGCCGGACGTAGAGAAGGCTCTTTCCATGTTCAAGAATCCGCAGCAGGCAGCGCATCTGGCATGGCTGCTAGAAAACAAAAAGAATAATCGGTCGTGAGTTCAATAATAGAGTTTTTAACCAGCGAGGACAGAAGGGGATGGCTCCCTATCAAAACAAATAAACTTATAACATCTTGAAATTACGATATGAGAGCCGGAAACGCATCTCCCGAAGTCTGACAGCAAACAAAGAAAGCGAGGTGGTACATGAAGAAGTAAGAAAAAGAAATCGTTAGAAATTATGCTTTTATTCATTCGGCTGGCGGTGGAAGAAGGAAGAACCCTGCAACATATACATTTTGTTATTCATTTATTTTGCAAGCGCAGGCACAACTTCCGGAATCCCTGCCAGCTTTCTCTATCGCAACCGAAAAGAAGGGAAAGAAAGGGGTAGGGGAAAGATAGGGATAATAACGCATGTGCGCACGTATATGCGCACGTAAAGGGTGTTTGATAATAAACTACACCAGCAAAACAAAATAAACGCTTATGCGTGAAATTTAAACAAAATAATTACTTTAAAGAAAAAATGGAAAAAGGAACAGTTATAATTGGAATCGACCCCGACAACCTGGAAAGCGGAGTTGGAGCAGTCTTTGACGACAAGACGTTTCTCGCCTATAAAATGAATTTTCCTTCATTGATAGATTACCTCAAGGCTATGAACGAGAGTTGCAAAAAGATTAAGGTCGTTATTGAAGGCGGCTGGCTCAACAAAAGCAACTGGCATGTGCTTAATCGGTTCATGACAGCAGTCAAGGCAGCAGCAATCGGACGCTCTACCGGAATGAACCATCAGACCGGAATCTTGATTGTCGAGTGCTGCAAACACTACAATATCCCCTGCGAAATCGTCAAGCCACTAAAGAAGTACTGGAAGGGTAAAGACGGAAAAATCACCCAAGACGAACTTGCTTATTTTGTAAGCGCAGGACAAAAGATGCCGAGAATGAACCAAGACCAGAGAGACGCACTTCTCCTCGCATGGGTCTGTGCAGGATACAAGGTCAGAGTGAAGCCGAAGAAACCGCAGACAACCCTGCAGAAGACCATCAGAGCCTTTGATGGATAAGATAAAAACGAAGTGTTGGAAAAAGTTAAAAGTGTGCAAAGAACAAACAACTAAAGCAAAAAAGTCGTATCTTTGCGCCAATGTTTATCAGATAAGCAGTTTCTCGAACTTAAAACAAGAAGAAAATGAAAACAGAAGAAATCGCACTATCGAGGGTCAGCGAGAATGAGGCGAACCCTAGAGAGATAAGTCAAGCGAACTTTCAGAAGCTTGTGCAGAGCATCATCGTGTTCCCACGAATGTTGACCCTGCGCCCGATTGTTGTTGATGAGACATTCCACGCATTGGGTGGCAACATGAGACTGAAAGCCTTGCAGCACATTGTCACGATGGACGAAGCAAGCATTCAAGTAAAGCTGGATGCAGAGAACCTTTTGAGGGCGAGACTGGAGAAGGCGATGAACCTGGGAACAAGAGAGAAGTACTCGAAGTATTACACGATGAGCGCAGCCGACTACATGAAGTGGTGCTGGAACAATCCGCAGGCAGCGCACTCGCCATACAAGATGTTCGAAGGGGCAATGTTGCCAGCTGACGAACGAGACAGCGAGGGAAACATCGTATACAAGTACAACGGAGCGAAATTTTAAATCAAGAATCGTATGCCACAAGGTAATAACAACAAACATCGAGCGCAGAAAATCGACATCGAGAACCGCCTGCAGATTATCGCACCCCTATACCGCAAGGGATGGACGGAGCGAGAAATCACGGCAGAGGTTCGCAAGCGGCTCGACAGACCGAAATACAATCAAGCGCACTGCGACATTCAGCGGTTATTGAAGGAGTGGAGGGAAGAGAGACTGACCGACACGGACGAAAAGATAACAAGCGAGGTGGCAAGGTTGAAACTGGTGATACGTGAAGCCTGGGACGCATGGGAGAAATCCAAAGCGGACTATAACAGCAAGACACAGACACAAGTCGGACTGCCTAACAAGGATCCAGACACTGGGTTGGTAACGATGGATACCGTCAAGGCGATAATGTTCGATGCTGAGAAGCGAGGTCTCGGAGACCCACGCTACCTAGACATCATCCTAAAGGCAGAGACGCAGATTTGCAAGCTGCTCGGACTGGATAAGGTCGTGCTCGACCTGAACGCAGGCTTCCAAGGCGGCATCGAGGTACGATACATCAACTCGGGACACCAGTGCGCATCCAGCGAGCAGGAAGTAATCGAGCGTGAAGGATTGGATAAAGAATAATTTAACCATAATTTTGTTTTAAGTTTTATTGTTTGAAAGTATGGCACTATTTGACGTTATTGGTGAACTGTATGACCCGAATGCGGACGTGAAGCCAAGGTTTCTCGTAAACCAAGGAGGCACGTCCTCGGGGAAGACATACACCATCATGCAGCGTCTTATAGTGCTTTCTTTTGAACACCCCATGGCAATTATCACGGTGTGCGGTCAAGACCTCCCGAACTTGAAAGTGGGAGCCATGCGAGACCTAGACACCATCCTGCATTCAAGGGCAGAGTTGCTGGACTGGTTCAAGAACAACAAGAGCGACAGCAGCTACCGGGGCAAGAATGGCTCAATCATCGAGTTCAAGAGTTACCAAGATGCGCAGGATGCGAAGAACGGTAAGCGAGACTATCTGTTTGTTAACGAGGCGAACGGTGTGCCCTACGAAGTGTTTTGGCAGCTAGCAATCCGAACCCGAAAGCAGGTGTTCATCGACTACAACCCAAGCGCACGCTTCTGGGTGCACAACAACATCATCGGCAGGGATGATTGCAGATTAATCCTGAGCGACCACCGAAACAACCGATTCCTGACTGAGCAGGAACACAAGAAAATTGAAGAGATTGACGACCCCGAACTGTGGCGAGTTTACGCAAGAGGACTGACCGGAAAGATAACCGGGCTTATCTTCACAAACTGGGGCATCGTTGACAAGCTGCCACCAAGGGAGGAGTGGAAGATGGAATGCAGGGGTATGGACTTCGGATTCACCAACGACCCAACTGCGCTGGAGCACGTTATATTGGCGCACGGAGAGTTATGGGTGGACGAAGAAATCTACCAGCCTGGAATGACGAACGATGACATCGCAGACCGATGCAAGGAGCAAGGACGGACGAAACGAGACCTTATCATTGCGGATTCGGCAGAGCCTAAGAGCATTCAGGAGATACACAACCTAGGGCTGTGGATAATCGGCAGCACCAAGGGAGCGGACAGTATCAACAACGGTATCGACATCTTGAAGCGTTTCCGCATCAACATAACAAGACGCAGCCACGGCATCATCGGGAACATGCAGCAATACAAGTGGAAGAAGTCAAGGGATGGAGAGACCACGAACCAGCCTATAGACGCATTTAACCACGGCATAGACGCAATAAGATACGTAGCCTTAAAGAAGTTATCCATAGCAAGCCATGGAACGGCTAGGGCGCACGTATTAAGGCAAAGATAACGATAAAAAATATAAAGCGTATGGATAATAACACTACATTCAAGTACTGGCTGGCAGTGGCAAGACACACCAGCTACAAAATCGGCAAGCAGCCACGACCTGCATTTGTCGGAGGGAAGCGAGTGCCCGACAATCTCAACCAGCTATCCATCGGGCAGCTGATTGACCTTTCCCAGCTATCAGACAGCGAAGAAAGTCTGTATCAGATAGTGACAACCGTCCTCGGTCTGAGCCACAAGGAAGTGGAGCAGGCTAGGGCGGTTGATGTCGTTATGCTCATCGGCTGGGTGACAGCAGAGGTCGAGCGCATCAACAAGCTCTTCGAGAGCACAGACACAGCGAAGCCAACACGACTGGAGAAGGAGGCAGGCATCGATACCCTGCGCTTTGGCTTATTCGGCATGCTGGACTGGTATGCAGTGAGGATGGGCATCAGCGACCACGACCAAGTATTGAAAACGCCATGGCTTCGCATCTACAAGTGCATGGAAATGGACAACAAGAGAAGCGTGTACGAGCGAAACCTGCAGAAGTTGCAAGCGGAAGAAATGAAACGTAAATCTAGATAATTATGGCAACAATCAGAGAAACTTTAAGGCAGTTGGCAGCAGACACGCTACCAGACTACACCTACCTATTCGAGGACTGGGACACAGCGGACACCAAGCTGGAGAAGCTGAACTATCCGGCAATCGTCTGCATCATCCCAGCCAGCGGCACGACAGAGATACGCAACGGCAGGGTATACGACACCGTGAACGTTGCCCTGGCTTATCTCGACACCGTACCGAGGGCAGCGGAAGGAGAAGACAACGGAGAGTGCATCGACCGAATGAAGGTGGCAGGGGCGAGGATGATACGAGCCATCAACCAGTCGCACCAGTTCGAACCGCTGGAAGGGCAGCAGTACTACGAGACCATCATCGAGCGTTTGAGCACGATCGTGTCGGGCGTAATGTACTCCCTTCAACTGACACAGAGCATAGGAGGGTGTGAGGTATGAGCAAGGGAGGCATTCAATTCGACCCCAAGGCGGCATCGCTCATCATGCGTGAGGAAGTGGAGAGAGCACGGCAGCTTATCATCAACCACATACGTATCAACGGACAGGACGCATCAGGGCGAACGATAGCGAGCCTAAATGTGGAGCAGCCCAGCGAGGAAGAAACCATCCTCTGGGGACACAAGCCATTCGGTGTGCTGGAGACCGGACGAAGGGCAGGAAAGATACCATACGGCTTCCGTGGCATCATCCGGCAGTGGATGAAGGACAAGGGACTGCACGGCAGACCTATCCCCTACAAGACCGACCGGGCACACAAGTACACTCCACAAGAGCGTGGCGACATGAGCATGGCAGGAGCCATCGCCCACACCATCGCCAACAAGGGTTCTAAACTGCACCGGACCGGCGGCAGGGCTGACGTATACAGCAACGTTGTGCCCGACACAATGAAACGGCTCGGACAGCGACTTATTTTCTTAATCCACCAGTCGGTGGGAAGTATCAAACTAAACAATGAGACGGTATGAGACAGACAACGAAAAACAATATCACGATTCAATACCCGGACGCTGTAGGCTTCGCATTCTTGCCTTGCATCATCAAGGCGAGCGGAAGCAACCTATCGTGGATTGAGGTAATAATCAGATATAACAACATAGAACGTTCCTACAATGTGGAAACGTTGAACGACAGTTGCATAACGGACTTCAAGACATACGTGCAAGCTCTTTTTGACGGACGTATCAATGCAGCCTATGATTGGACAATAGGCTATGACTCCAGCGTTCTAAACATTCTCGTGGGTATCGAGGTCAACGCATACGATGCCGGAAACGTACAGCTTGCGAGCATCGATTTCACTACGAACATGGTTTGGGGCGCACCAAAGTATGGGGAGACGTGGAACGGCTACAAACGGCTTACATGGTTTACTCATTATCCGTTCTCCTTTGGCATATACTTAAGCAAGTTGAACACTAAACTACTAATCGGTTACGAGGGAGCACCCAATAAGCTACTGGAGATTCCGACTTACGGTATGATGGACTTCAACGCAGACATATTGCCTAGTGGCGCAAAATACTGGAACATATACGATTATGATGGAGAGATTCAGCAGGGAACGTTTGACAATACTTTCGACCTTACTTTCAGATTAACCACCGGAGGTAAGCAGTCACTATTGTTACGCATCGACAGAGACGATGCTGAGAGTGGTATCTATCTGCGTTGGATTGACCGGCACGGATTCATCCGCTATTGGCTCTTTGCGGCTGGGGAGGAAACGAGGGAGATAGCCAGCGACCTGAGTTTCATACGCAACAATTTAGCCGATTATCTATACGGCTACTATGGCGATAATGGAAGAAGGCAGGGATACGAGCGTACGGATTCAATCAAACTTTGTGCTCCGTTGGTTGACAGTGATACGTTCGATATGCTACAAGACCTAGCCAGCAGCCCAGTCGTTGACATGTACCTAGGGGGAGACTGGAAGCAAGAGGAAGACATGTGGATGAGCGTAACAATCAAGGCAGGAAGCTACACGAAGAGCACAGCTTGCTTGCAGGATTTCGTGTGCGAAATGATTATTAACAACATTAACGTTCAGAGACTATGATAGACCAGCAACTTTACATTGACGGTGTTTTGATGGACTTGCCGGAGAACACCGATGTGGTGCTCGACATCAAGAGCAACCTTTTTCGTGACGTCACGAAAATGACCTCGAACTACACGTACACCATCCAGTTGCCACGGACGGTGCACAACCTTTCAGTTTTGCAGCAAGCGGATAGACCGAAGAGCGGCAGCAGATACCCCTATATTTTCCATAAGTGCAGTTATTTCCGTTGTGGTGTGGAAATTATCAAGGACGGACGCTTGAACGTTCTGAGCATCGAGGAAAATGTTGAGGTCTCAATCTATTGGGGTATAATGCCAGCGTTCACGAAGCTACTAGAGAGCGGAATGAAACTGAACGAACTGGGAGTGACAGACAGAGTGCTTTTTGAAAAGTACAACACTCCAAACACCAGGGAGGAAGCCGTGAGCAATGGGATATTCTTTGCTTATTACAATCCATACCGAATTGAGAGCAAAGATAACTTTGGCATTAATTTGGTGCAGAGGAATAAATATACCACGACACAATACTCGCCTAGCCGTGGACGCATCAGAACAGGTACAGAGGTCGGAAAGTATATAAGCGGAAATATAGAGAGCGCATCGAACATGATCTGTGCTCTTATCCCTTTCTTGCCATCATCAACTGCAAAGGTGCAAGCGCAAGGAAAGGGCGATTACAGAAGCTATGCAGTACTGGATAAGTACATGCGGGTTATATCCGTGAGCGGAGAAGATGAGACGCTGGAAGTATACACCATCAGAGGAGAGGCTAGAGCTGCATACCTCGTAGTGAATGCACCTGCCGAATATTACAGCACTCTGTCGCTATCAGTTACCGGGCTGACACCTATGCACGAAATGATAGATGGCGACAATAAGGAGGATTTCGTAGGCGATGATGTGGCGGTGGATGAATATAAAACGTCCCCAAAATTCTTGCAGCCATGTGTGACCGTAAACTGGCTATTGTCAAGGATAGCGAGGAAGTCGGGCGTATCTTTCGTTTGGCAGGATGATGAAGCAAAGAAGATGTTGAATAACCTCGTTGTGCCTATAATCAACAACAAGGCAGACGACAAGACAATCATCGGTAATCTGACCGCAGACGTTAAGAGCCGTGACGGACTTGGAGCACTTTCCTTTTCCGTCAACAACTCATTGACGTCAGTCACACCAAGCACTGGCAGCGATGTACAGAAACTGACGATAACGAAGGATTGCGAACTGACCTTTGATGTGCAAGTGCAATACTACGTCAGACATCAGTTTGAAGACGCAGCGGAGATTCAGTTGCCTATGGGCGTGAAAATGACCGTAACAACACCAAGTACCACCGGAGGTGAGGCATCCACGCAGGAATACGAGTTCGGAGATTTGAAGTACGAGGATGGACAGGTTAAGTACCCGGTCGTACTACGCAGATATGCTATCGATGGCTATCTTTATTTGCTTTCGGCAGGGACAAACACTATATCGCTAAAGAAGGACGATGTACTGACGTTTGAGACTATCATGCACGGAATAAACACAGTCAACATGCCTTCCGTTTATGGCGGCAAAATCACTGCGAGCGTCAAGAGTGGGGACAGCGTTCCGATTGGTGGAAGTTTCCCTATCGGCATAAACCTGCCTGAAATCGAGGTAACAAGTTTCATTAAGTTTTTGGCTTTGATAACTGGCTCATTCCCTAGACAGCTGACCAATAGCACGCAAGTACAGTTTATCATGTTTTCCAGCGTCTGGCGCAACAAGGCGAACGCCTACGACTGGAGCGGAAAACTCATTCCGTATGACCGACAAGGAGCACCACGAAAAAGCGAGTATTCCGTTTCTGACTACATGCAGCACAACCGCTACAAGTGGAAGGAAGACGAAGAGACGCATGGAGACTATGATGCAGACCTTGCAATCAGCAATCCAACTTTGGACTATGAGCAGGACACATGGACGTTGCCATTCGCAGCCACGGACGGAAACCGCATACCGATAAGAACACTGGATTCATTCGGCATGAAGAGCGGTGGCGAGTATAAGGGTTGCAAGGAGCGGATAATGACGCTAAGAGACGACAAGGAGCAGGCGGCACTACGATTCGACATTGACCTTCAGAACATCTTCGATACGAAGTACAAGCAGCTTGTGGCAAGCATCGCCAATGCGCACGTAATCACGGAGCGGCTCAATCTTTCTGACTTGGATATTTTGGATTTTGACGAAACGAAGCCAGTGTACCTTGCCCAGTATGGAGCCTATTTTGCGGTTCTAGAAATCAAGACAACAAGCAGCGGATATTGCGAGGTTACAATGATAGAGTTGAACAACTAAAAAGAAAGAACTATGGTAAGTGAAGACAAACAGCAGATACTTGACATCAAGGTCAAGTACGAGGATGCAATCTACGGCATCATCAGATACAAGGAAAAGATAGACCAGCTAAAGCAATCCATCAAGGACTTGCAGCAGCAGGAAAAAGACAAGACCATCACGACAAACGAAATGAAGGTGCAGACGGAAGCCATCAACGCAACCATCAAGGAGTACCAGTACAACGTGCGAGCCTTGCAGAAGGAGATCCAGAACAACGTGCGCACAGAGAACGAGCAGGAGGGCAGCTTGAAGCAGCTGCGTGCCCAGCTTTCCAATGCCACCAAGGCTTACGATGAGATGAGCCGTGCCGAGCGTGATAGTTCCAAGGGTCAGGAGATGCAGGAGCATATCCAAGACTTGATAGAGGAGCTGAAAGAGGCTGAGGAGGCTACTGGAAGATTTCAGCGCAGTGTCGGCAGCTATTACGATTCCATGATGAAGGCGGCTGACGACCTACAGAACACCGAGTTTTTCGGTTTTGATGTTGTTGATGATACTGGAATCGGAAAGGTTATGGAAATGGGAAAGTCCGTAGAAGACCTAAGGGTAAAGTTTGGTGCGTTGAAAAATACGGCTCTTTCCTTATTGACCAACCCTTATTTCCTCGCCATGGCAGGTGTGGCTGGTGTCGGAATGGCTTTCAAATGGTTCTATGACTACAACAAGGGCATAGAGGAAGCCACACGCAAGACCATGCAGTTCACTGGGCTTTTCGGTGACGAAATGAAATCAGTGAGAAATCAAGCCTTGGCAATCAGCGAGACGTTTGGCGTGGATTTTGGCGAAACCTTGCAATCCGCAAATGTAATGAGCAAGCAGTTTGGCATCAGTGTATCAGAATCGCTAAAGCTCTTGCAAGATGGATTTGTGGCTGGTGCGAATGCTAGTGATGGGTTCCTAGAGAACGTGAAGGAATACCCAACGTACCTGAAGGAGGCTGGATTGAATGCGGAGCAATTCGTGGCAATTTCAACCAACGCCACCAAGCAGGGAATATTCTCTGATAAGGGTCTTGACACCATCAAGGAGGGTAATCTTAGACTTCGAGAGATGACTACCGCAACAGCAGCCGCATTGGATGGCATAGGTATATCAAGCGAGAAAGTTCAGAAAGAACTGCAAAACGGTAATAAGACCACATTCGACATCATGCAGGAGGTCGGTAACAAGCTAAAGGAGTTCCCTGCTTCATCAGCCAAGGTAGGAACAGCCATCGCAGATATATTTGGAGGTCCTGGCGAGGATGCAGGACTAAAGTACATCGAGACCCTCGGAGACATTGAGATGAACATGGATAAGGTCAAGGAACAATCCGGTGATGTTGCCAAGGCTCAAGAAAAGCAAGTGGAAGCTAACAAGCGTTTGAAGGATACCGCAAGTGCACTCTTTGACGTTACTGGTGGCGGCTTTGAAATGATGAAGGCTCAGGCGGCAACATTCGTGAGCAACCATCTAACGAAACTATTGAGGGCTATCATCAACCTTTATAACCAAAGCGTGGCATTTAGGGGATTGATTCAGTTGATAGGCTTTGCGTTTAAGTCTGTCGGACAGGTTGCCTTGCTTGCCTTCAACATCATCATAGATGCCATTAAGCTTGTTGCAAGACCAGTGAGGGGACTGTTGCAGATGTTTGAGGGATTTTTCTCCTTTGACGTGAAGCAGATGCGAGACGGCTTCAACTCCATCTTTTCGGGTCTTGGCAATACCGTGAAGGAGGCTTGGGGAGACTTGAAGAAATTCGGCAGCGGAATGGCTGATGCTATCGTGGGTGGCATGAAGAATACTTTTAACCATGCTAACATCAAGATACCAGTCAGCGCAGATGCGCCATCCATGGCGACCGCCACAACCGACAATACAAAGCTCAAGGATGGCACTAATATCGCCAGCACTACCCCTAAGACCAAGAAGGAGAAGGCAGCAGCCGACAAGGCGGCAAAGGAGGAAGCCGAGCGCAGGAAGAAGCAGGAAAAGGAATTGCAGGAAGCGATTGCGCTTATACAGCACAAGTACAACGAGCAAGTAATGGACGCAAAGAAGCGATACCTTGCAGGCATGTACGATAACGAGCGAGACTACAGCAACGACCTCGAACAGCTGGAGAAGAACATGGTGGCTAGGAGTATTGACGCATACGTGGCGGCAGGACAAATCGGAGCAGAGAAGGCGCAGGAAATGCAGGCAAAACTTCTCGACATCATGATTAAGGCGAAAGCGGACTCGAAGAAACAAGCCAAGGAGATTGTTGACGAACTCAACAAGGAGTTCGAGGACGCAGAGAAGGCACGCAGGGATGCGGACATCATGAACGGTGGCACTGGAGAGGAAGACGATACAGCCAAGCTGGAGAGATACAAGGCTTTCCTTCAGAGCAAGATGGACGCCTACAAGAACTATGCAGCCGTGCAGGAGCAGCTACAAAAGGATTTGAGCGATGCAGAAGTCAAGGAGCAAGAGGAAGCCAACAAGAAAAAGGCAGCTTTGACGGAAGAGCAACTGAAAATGATGAGCGACATGATACAGACCATGGGAGACGGTCTGTCCGAGTTCTTCGAGAGCGAGGATAAATCGCTGCACTCATTCCTCAAATCGATGCTGACATCAATACTTGACGCAATCGAGATAGCAGTTAATGCTTACTATGCACAGATCCTCGCCAAGGAGATTGCAAGCAAGTCGTGGGGAGGTGTTGCGAGTGCAGCAGCATTAATGGTACTTATCAAGGCAGCCTTTGCAGGAGCAAAAGCACTCGTCAAGGGATTCTCCACTGGTGGCTACGTCCAAGGCTCGGGCACTGGAACCAGCGACAGCATCCCGGCAAGGCTTTCCAATGGCGAGAGTGTAATGACCGCCAAGGCGACATCGATGTTCAGCCCTATATTATCCGCATTCAACCAGCTAGGCGGTGGCGTGCCTATCGTAGCCAACAACGGAGGCAGCAACATCGGCATGGATATGCTGGCGGCAGCTGTAGCTAGAGGGTATCAGATGGCTCCACAGCCAGTAGTGAGCGTTGAGGAAATAAACCGCACCCAGCGGAGAGTGCAGACGATAGAGAATATCGGCAGGTTCTAAGGGTTGCAGTTATTTCATCAAGATTTGCGTTCTGAGCGGTTTTCGCTTGAAGGTGGTAAAGTTACACACCCAAGGCAATAAAAGCCGCTTAGAGCGCAAAATTTTGGCTTGTTTAGAAAAATTAACTGCTTACGAGATAAACATATAGAAAAATATCGTATCTTTGCAGCGTTTTAAAACTTAAAAAATCACGATTCAATGGCAAAACTCAGAATATACAATGACATCGACAGCCAAGACAACAAGTTCTGGTATCAATGGTGGGGAGGTGATTGCGTATGTTTTCAAGACATAGATGCTTTTGCAGCAAGCATACCGAAAGACGATGATACAATCGATATGCGCATCTTCTGCAATGGTGGCTCTGTGGTCGAAGGGTGGGCGATTTACGACAGACTGCGACAGAGCGGCAAGAAGATTTCCTGCACCGTTGAGGGCAAGGCAGCATCCATGGCAACAATCATCATGCTCGCAGCACCGAAGGAGAGCCGCAAGGCATACGAGAACGCTGCCTTCCTGCTGCACAATCCGTGGGTTCCTGGCTGGGGGTTGGGCGACCAGCTGAACGCAAAGGACTTGAAGAACCTGGGCGAGGAAATGCAGATGTGGCAGGATAAGATGGTGGACGCATACGTAGAGCGGTGCGAGTGCGATAGGGAAGAGATTCAAGCCTTGATGGATAAGGACATCTTCATCAACACCAGCGAGGCTTTGCGCCTAGGTCTTATCAGCAGCACCATTGTACCACTCAGCGCAAGCGCATCAAAACGCAACATAGAAAATTTTATTAATTCAAAACAACAAAATCCAAAAGCAATGGAGAAAAAGACAGAAGTAAAGGCTTCTCTCCTCGACAAGATTCTCGCCAAGTTGGGCGTGAAGACACTGGAGGAAGCAGAGCAGGTGGTGGAAGAGCCACAAGCCAAGGCAGAGCCAAAGGCGATGGAACTCAACACATCGGACGGTCAAGTTCTGACCGTTGAGCGTGAAGAGGGAGATCCACAAGTTGGCGACAAGGCAAGTCCGGACGGAACATTTGAGATGCCGGACGGTAAGACAATTGTTGTCGAGGACGGTGTAATTACCGACATTCAGACCGCAGACAACACCGACACCGACAATGAGGGCGGTGAAGGCGGTGAGGGCGGCAGCGCATCAAGCACCGACAACGACACCGTAGCCAAGATGAAGCAGCAGGTTGCAGCACTCAAGCAGCAGTTGAACGACACGAAGGCACAGCTGGCAAGCGCAGAGAAACTTGCGAAGAGCAAGGAAGACATGCGCATCCTGAATGCCGTGAAGATGGCAGGCGGTGCTGAGAAGGTGTTGGCAGGCTACAGCAGCCACTACCAGCCAGCGCAGCGACAGCCAAGCGGCAAGGGCGCAGGCGACAACGTGAACGCTGTCGAGGAAGGCAAGAACGCTATCAAGGAGAGACTTGCCAAGCTCCACAAAAAGGGCAAGAAGTAACCAAGTATTAACCCATTAAACAAAGAAAATAATGGCAGGATTTACAAAACAGCAGTTTGAGAACCTTAAACTCGAGCCAGAAAACCTCGCAAGCATCAAGGATGCCGTGCAGGAAACCTTCTACAACGATGAAGACTTCTCTTCATTCGTGAACATTCAGAAGGTCAAAGAGAAAGACCCTATCGCTCTTCTCGGAGAGATGGAAATGGTCGGTAAGAAGGGTGGCGGTTGCGACCCTACCTACGAAGAGAAGGGTATCGCCAACTCTCAGAAGCGTTGGGAACTCGGACAGTGGGAAATCCCTCTCAAGATTTGCTACGAGGCATTGAAGGGAACCATCGCAGAGTATTCATTGAAGACTGGTACAGCCATTGGCGACCTCACCAGCACCGACTTCATGACAATCTATGCAGATGCACTCCAGCGAGCCATGCAGCAGATGATTTGGCGTTTCGGCTGGCTTGGCGACAAGGAAGCAGCACTGGCAAGTGAAGAAGGTGGCGGTGGCGGCAAGCTGACAGCAGGCTTAGATATCAGTAATTTCAACGTCTGCGATGGTCTGTTCAAGCGCATCTTTACAGCCACAGCGACCAAACATACCGCCATCGCAGCCAACAGCGAGACCACGGCAGCATTGCAGATTTCTGCATTGCGCAAGAGTGGTGCGGCTACTACACTTGTAGACACCATTTTGATGGATGCAGACACACGTATCGTTGACGACAGCGATGCCGTATTGCTCATGACACGCTCGCTTGCTGACGCATTGACCTACGACCTCAAGAAGACCTACCACGACATTATGCCATGGGAGAAGTTGTTCGATGGCTTCGAAGTAGCGACCTACAACGGAGTGAAGATTGCACGTGTCGGCATCTGGGACAGAATGATTAAAGCATACGAGAAGGGCGCAACGACAGTCAACCTTCCACACCGTGCGGTATTCTGCAACCCTAAGCACCTTATGATTGGTACAGACGCAGACAATCTCATCAGCGACCTCGACATCTGGTTCGACCAGAAGGAGCGCAGAAACTATCTCTATGCTACTGGTAAGATTGGAACGGCTCTCCTCGAAGAGGACATGATCCATGCAGCTTACTAATCGCTCCAAATTTTCAGTTTAGTATTAAGTTATTTTGACAATCCTCAACACCCACAAAACGGTGTTGAGGATATAACAATTTAAAACGAATTAATATGGCAACAACTTGCGAGAGCCTTATCGCCCAGGACATCATCATCCCTTGCGAAGATCAAGTAACAAAGGGACTGGAGGGCGATGGACTTATCATCAACCGAGACGACATCGACTTCACCAAGTCCGTTGTAGCGGGCAATATAATTAGAACATTAGTTTTGAAGACTGGCAAGAAAGCATACGCTATCCGGCAGGAAGGCAGCAAGCCATTCACCGGAACGAAGACCGAGCTGACCGTTGGCACGTATCGCAACAGCTGGAAGAATACCGTAGCAGTCGTGGTATTGGCAAACACACCTGACGTTTGCGCAAATATCATTGACGGACTGGCGAATGGAAAGTTCGTTATCATCCTTCGCAATCTCTCTAAGGGAACGGACGGAAAGGCAGAGTATCAGGTGTTCGGATATGCGCAGGCACTGAAGGCAAGTGCAGGCGAGAACGACAAGTACTCAGACGACACCGAGGGTGGCTGGCTTATCACGCTGGAAGAGGAGAGCGTACCGAAGGCAGCTTATTTCTTCTTCGACACAGACAGCGAGACCACAGCAGCCAAGTATCAGAGCCTTCTGACGGAAGCAGCAGCGTAGCCTATGACATACCAGGAAGCAACAGCCAAGGTCGAGGAGTTGAAGGCACGTTTCGACAGTCCCTTTGATTCAACTGACAAGGCAGTTATAGAAACTCTATATTTCGAGGTAACACGGAAGCGGTTTGTTCCGACAACCTGCCAGCAGTGTTACCACGATGCTTTAATCGAAATTTATCTAAAACTCAAAAAAGAAAAGGCAATGCCAAAAACATGTAATTACGCAATGAAGGCAGGTTTTATCATTTCCTGCCCGGACTTCTACCATGGTAAGATTTTCACTAACGAGAACCTGACCGACAAGGTAGCGCATGAATATCTGACGAAGTACCCACACATGGAAAGCTACTTTCAGAAGATACCCAGCGATGAACTCATCGAGAACAAGCAGCCGCCAGCAGGCAGCGACAGTGGTTCAG